AACTCGCACCGCACCACTACTTGGCTCACTTCGCCATAGTTCGTCAAACTCGGCAAGCAATTCACGTGTTCTCGACCATTCTTTCGGCTCTGGTGCTTTCTTATATTCTTTTTTGTCCATTATTTTTGTAGTTATTGCCTTAACTTGCTCAATTATTTCGTCCGATGGCTTGTTTTCCAGATAGCTTTGCTCCCACTTCTTATATTTTTCTTGAATAGCCTCTGACTCAACTTGCTCCTTTGCCTTTTTTAAATCGTTTTCAAATCTATGCAAAATTTTAAAAATAGTCGTAATGTCAAATGAATGAAACAACTCAATTTCTGGGTATTTTCCCATTTTAAAGTTGTTAAACGCCATGATGATGTGTTGCACAGACCAATAGTAATATTCAGAATAAATCATTTGCGCCGCTTCAGCAATTTGGCTTTCGCTCATGTTCTTAGAAACATTCAAAGAAACGATTAAACCATCGATTGTGCGTTCAATTACCTTTGAGACAAAGCCATCGCCCTGCTCTTTTCTAATCGATGCCAATGGAGTCGGACTGCTCGTTATTAATTCTTTTATCGTTCCCGAATACAACTTCGGCAATGTACTGGTCGGCTTGTCTAATGCGTTGCTCGACTGCATTTCTGTTCTTTTCAAATTCTGATTTTCCATTTTTTATAGTTTGATTGTCCCTTTTTTCCCAATTTTTGATGGCAGCCGCCCAGTTTAGATATTTAACTCCTTTGGACTGCGAATATAGCAAAGCGCTTTCATAATACTTAGCAAGTTTTTCTCGTTCCCAATCTGGGAACGCCTCTTTAAATATTTTTTTTTCAAAATAAATAGAGTTTTCAAATGAATGTTTTTTAGTGAGAGCCAATTCAACAGAATTGGTATTTACTTTTACTTTACTTCTATTTACTTTACTTATCTTTACTTTAGATGCGTTTCGTACATGTTCGGAATGTGTTACATTTTCTGCAACATTCTGATTTTCACGCCATTGTTTCAGACGTTCTGCGCTTTTTTCTTTTTTTATCTTATAGTTTTCACTAAACTTTAGCAATTGTTTGTTGAAACTTTCGCCATTGTTTGACGATATTAGTCCAATACTTTCCATAAACGACCAACATTTGTCCAACTTTTTTCCAATATTAAGTTGCTTTTTTAGCACCGCAGTTTTGATTGGCTTTTCTTGTTGGGCAAACTTTTCTAAGGCAGTATAAAACAAGCCGAGACCCTCATAGCCATAAGCCATGAATAGTTCTGTTACCTTTTCGTCATTAAAGGAGTTTGAATCGTGTAAAAAATATTTCATGGATGTAAAAAAATAAAGCCCAACAAGTCGAGATTGTTGGGCTAAGGTTAGTAGTGATTAACCTTTAAATAATTTCACTTGTTCTCGACTTCAAATGAAATTATATTGAATTCAAATATCGGTAATTAATCCAATAAAACGAAATTAATGCCCGATATTTTTAAAACTTTTACTTTACCAGTCTTAGCCATGTGATAAGACCACTGAGTTGTTTTATTATTCTTTTTAGCGTACTCGCTAAAGCTAATCAATTTGGAAATGTCTATTTTCATGCTCAAATATATTATAAATTTTACAAATTACAAATAACAAGGTTTCTGGCCTCATATTTTTTTAAATAAACTGACTGGTCAACGTCATCGTATTTAACCGAGACAAGTGCCTTGTTGCCCATGCCATAATAGTATGCAGCCAAACGAATAACAAAAGACCTCTGTACATTAAATTTAGCCGCAGTTATTTTGACGCTATTATTCTCAGCTATCAAAGACTCAATTATTTTAGCGTTGCGTTCCAAATTGTTTAACATAAAAAGACGTTTGGTCTGCTATTACTTTAATTGCGTCAATGCGGTCATATAATGACTCCAAATACTTATTGAGTTCGTCAATGTCTTCGGTTATTTTGTAGCCGTTAGACGATGCAATAATGTTTGGAGCGGTTGTGCGTCTCAAATAGTTCATTATCACTCGAATTCTGGAGTCGGCCAAATCAAACTCAGTGTCATTACCAGAGCGCTCAAAGATTAATTTCCTCAATTGCTTGTTAGTGTAAAATTTATTTGTTTTTCTTAACACTGCCTCAATGAATTTAGCGCATCGCTTCTCATTGTCTGTGATTTGATAGGTTAACTCCTCAAATAATGCTATCATAAATTTAGTTCTAAGTTTTCGTTTGGTTCTGGGATGTAAACGTTTAAAAATTCAGTTGCCCACTGCTGCACCTCTGCAATGAAATCCATGAATTGACTTGTTGAAAGTTCACTGGTGCTTTTGATTCGCTCGATAAACTCGCCATCTGTGTTTGATTCGTTTGTCTTTAGGAATCTAAACTTCAATAAGTCGTGAACTTGCTCATTGTTTCGATAGTTTTCAAAGCCTGCGTCAATCAATCCCGCTTTAACAATAGGCAAAACAACGCCATGATAATAAGCATTTTGGTTGTTTGAACGCTTTTTGGTGTTTTTGTCTAAGATAATCGAAACCTCTTTGCCGTTTAACGATTCAATGTGAGCGTCAAACATGCTTTTGTTTAAAATCCTCAGACGGCCGTCTTCAATTTTACCAATGTATTTAGCTTTCATATAAATAAAGAAAGTAAAATGCCTGCAATCATTGGTAAAATAATAAACACAAATGCTAAAACCGAAATAAACCACAATAATTCGGCAAAAAATTCTATTGATTTTTTCATAACAATTCTTTTAAATCTATTTTTAAAGCCTCCGCAATTTTAACCAGTGTGCCGATAGTCATGTTTTTACCTTGCTCAACTCTCTGGTAAGTGCTGCGATTTAATTTGTTCTCGAAAGCGAATTGCTCGGCTGAATTATAGCCAAGTTCAATTCGTCTGTTTCGAATTTTGATATTAATTTTATTTAAGTCCATCCGCTAATAAATTAATCATTTCTAATTGATTAGCTATTTGCTTTTTTTGATTCTCAATTAATCTATCCCTTAAAGCCTCAGACTCTTTATACTTTACAACCAGTCTTCTATAATCTTCAATGGTTTCTTTTTGGATTTCAATTAACTTGTCTTTATTGTCAACCTCTTTAGATTTTGTAATTAATCCTTTATTAAAAAAAAATTCGTATTCGTCTTTTGTAACCTTTTTGCCTTTTATTTCATAAGCACCCGCAGAATCTTTATAGGTTTTTCGATTGCCATTTTTATCCATAGTTATTTCCCATGTAAAACCATTTAAAGTGCTTTGGCAATAAATTCTATTTCCTTTAGTATCGTTAATAAAAATAGGAAATGCGACATCTTTTCTGTTTGTGATTTTAATTTCTATGCTCATAGTTTTTAGTTTATTTTACCAATTGTTTTAGTTACTTGTTCGTGATAATTAGACAGATATTCTCTGCACTGGATGACTTTAGCATAAATCTGCTCAATGATTTCGTCTGAGTGTTCTATTGTATAGGCGAGCCAACGTTGGTTTGCAGGTAAATGGTCATAACTTACGGCCTTGCCATAGTTAACATCCTCTGGCGTGTTCATAAGCGCATAGAATAGAATAAATTGCTTGCGCCCAGTAATTTGTAAATAGCCTCGACCCTGCCAAACATAGTCTTCATTGATTCCAGATACATTGTCCAAAAATGTTTTGCGGTTAAATGGACATTTAATGTCCACGCAAATGTCTTCTGTCGGCAAAACGTCTGGCTCTCCGATAATATATTCGTTTGAAAATATATCGATGTTCTTTTCAGCAAAAGGAAAGCCAAGTTGCTCAGCCATAAACTGAATGGCTTCGGCCTCAACGGCCTTGCCCTTTTCAGTGTACTTAGAGTGAATTTCCTCATGGTCATCCGCATACCATTCGTGCAAATATGTTTTACATGTCGCAGACAACTCGCCCTCTTTTTTTGCTTTGCCCATGATTTTGGAAATCTGTGAGCATCTTATTTTGAATGGTCTCATATAGCCTCATCCATTAACATAATTCTTTGCTCTTCTGTGATGTCGCATTTAGCTTCAACGTCTGCAATTGTGATTTCACTATTAGCTAATTTTTCAACTATTTGAATCCATCCAACAGAGCCTTGAACTAATGCAATTTTTTTCTTTTTAGACTCTGTTTTAATCATTGGCTCGTAAACATCCTCAAATTTTCTATTTAAGTCAGACCCAAATTTTTTGCCAATTTTTTTAGCTGCATTTTTAATCGCTTCGGCATATGCTTTTGGCAATGATAATTGCAATGAATTTGCTTTTTTATATAAATGAAATTCCGAAACTTTGGTGTCTTTGTCTTGTTGAATAACAGACGAACCCAATCCATCGTATTGAATCCATTGGTTAATAACTGGATGGAATACCTTAATTCTGGCATGACAAGAAATTTCATTGAAAATTTGCTCATACGAAATAACTTCATATTGCACCAATCCAAAATAAATCTTATCCAATTCCTTTTCAATGTGTGAAATTGGCAAATATTCATAGCCTTGATGTTTTTGAACTTGCTCTGGCTTTGGATTTGAATTTAATAGCTTAGTAAAATTTTGCATTTTAATTCTAAACTCTTCAATTTGTGAATCGTTGTGAGACACTTCATTGTTTGTGATTTGATTAATTAGTTCTGGCATTTTTTTAGGTTTTTTAGTGATTTGTAAATTTAAACATTTAAAGTATTTAATCAAATTTTTTAGCGAATATTTTTAAACAATTCGTAATGGTCTCGCAGTTCTAATTTGATGACTTTTTTCTCTGTCATTCCCAGTTGCGCTCGAATGTGTTTCGCCCAACGTTCTAAACTGATATTTGCATCCTCTGGCTTTGTGCCAATTGTGGATTGAACAAAAACAACTTCTGTCTTTGGACATCCGTCCTCTTCTTGTCTGTGTGGATAGGTGTGGATTAACTTCATGATTTGATTATTTGATTGATTAAAGATTGATTAACTAATGAGCCACATTTTTCAATTAGATGCAATTTGTCCGCATCGCTTTTGTAGTCTCTGGGTAATTTGATTATGCCATGACATGCAAGCAACGTCATAAATTGGTCGGCCGAGTCTGGGTAATAAAGCGGAGCATAACAATTTGGCATTGTAAATGTCTCCCAGTTCAATTTAATTTCAAACTCGTCTTTGATGTAATGCGCCATGAATGGCTCTTCAATTGTTTGTATTAAAACAAAACCTTGTTTCGTTAATACTTTCGAAAATGTTTCGATGTTAATTGCTATCATTTTATGCGTGTGATTTTAAAGTGTTTGCCATTATCGTAATAAACCTCAAATTCAAAGTCTCTGTTTCTTGTTTTTCTGTAATAAGATACCAGAGAGCGTTGGTTTTTGATTTCTGTTTCACTTACCGAATAATTTTCGCCAAGTTTCATTTTGCCAATGATTGTCTGGTTGTAAGTTCGTGAAATGTCGCCCGCTTTTTTTCTGGCATGCTCTCTGACATATTTCATGGCCTCTCTGAGTTCAATAAAATTGCATTCGACTGCATGTTCTTTGCCGTCAAAGGCGTAAACCAAAACTTCGTTTCCGAATTGCTTAATCATGTAATCGACTCCATTTTCTTTGGCTTCGATTTTTCCTTTTAATTTAAAGTTTACCACTTTTTTCTTTAATTAAATTGTAAAACAAATCATATTTATTCTCCTCAATGAATTGGTTGAATGGAATGAATGTCGCATTCTCGCCCTCGCCATCTGTCATGACTAAATATTTGCCATTTTTTGTGTTGGTGTTAACCTCTTCAATGCTATAAAATTCTGCCAAATATTTGTCCAACTCATTTTCTGTGATTAACAGATAGCTTTCAACTTCGTTTTCGTCTGTGGTGTAATAACCATTAACAATGTAATTTGAGCCGTCAGTAGTAATGTAAACAATTTCACACTCTGAATTCACTGGCAAACTCGCCAGTGTCTTCGTTTGTTTAGTTGCGCCCATTACGATAAGAAATAAAATAAAAGGCCAAGAAATGACCCGAATAAAAGAATCAAAACTGCGAAACCCAACAAGGCCTCGTCAATTTCCTCAATCGATAAATTTGTGTTTTTTGTTTTTAGCTTGTTCATGATTTTTGTTTTTAAATTTTATGCAGTGATGGATGCTGCGCCCCTTTTTGTTTTTATAATGTTTTATATTTTGGATTTATCCAAGTTAAATTTTTTTGCATATATCCATCTATAATTTCATAAGGTATTGATGTAGGCTCTACAACAGAAATTGATACCCAAGTTCCCCAACTTACTTTAACTCTGTTTTTTTCTGTGTCAATCTCTTCAATAATACCAACTCTACCAACAACGTAATCGCCTTTGGCTCTCACTACTTCTAACCCGATTGATGCGTTTTGAATGTTCATAATTTTTAGTTTTTAAAGGTTTTCGTTTGATTCGATATTCAAATATCGTTTTAACTATTTAAAAAACAAAACTTTTTTTATTTTTTTTTAATCTTTTTTTCATAATCTGCGATTTTAACTATTTAAAGCCACTTTTTAAAGCAAAAAAAAAGCCACACATTTCTGCGTGGCCTTTCCAAACTATGAACCTAAACTAAAAAACCCGAATTTTAGACATTATATATAACACAATGGCCACTAATATAATTAAACCGAATAACCAGAGAGACCATGTCCCGCTCTCCTTAACCACTTGCTTTGATTTCTGCTCGACTTTCTTTTGCTCAACCACTACTTGTTTCGTCTTAACCTCTTCGTGTCTCACAACGGCTAATTTGCGCTTGTGAATTATTTGTCTGGTTAACTTCTTTGGCGCAGACTGAATTTGCCCCATCGTATCGATGTGAACTTCATAGTCAATAGTCTCCAATATAACAACAACAGACGAATCGTTGACAACCTCTGTGACCTCGCTCTTTGTCTCAATCTTAACTTCGCTCTTTGTCTCGGTCTCAATCACC